TGAATACCATATTTTTGAGCAACATCACCAACAAACGCCATGTTGTTTGCAATATCTTTTGGGCTGTCCGCAGATATTTTCATGATGTTGTTGAATTTGGCAACAGCCAAAGATGCGTCATAAACACCCTTGGTGAAGTTACCAAGTGTCAAAGCACCAAAGAGAACACGAAGCTGCGAACCCATGTGATAAGATGCTGACATTGAATTCTCAAGACCGCGCATCCCGCCTGACAAACGACCGATACCAACGTTCGCACGTCCAGCAGCCGCACCAACGGCAGTTAACTGACGAGCTTGACCGCCAATGCCTCGTCCACGCATACCGCCCATCATAGAGGCATTCATCATTTTAAGAGCGCCAGCAGAACGTGCAGCAGCCGCGCCGATCGCATTGATTTGTGCGGCAGCGTTACGTAGACCAACAGGAGCTTTGATTGAGGCTAGGGCAGCGCCGAAGGCTTGAGTGTTGCGGACAGATGCCTTAGAGGGGCCTTTCATCGCTGCCATGGACTTTGCCATGCGAGAATAATTCGCACCGGAAAGACCTTTTTGACGTGCGACCGCAGCTTGCGTAGTCTGTAGATTACGCAGTGATTTTTGCATTCGGTTTATAGCATTGGTATAATCATTGGCGCCTTTTTTGGCGCCTTTGGCATCAATACTTAAGCGAAGGTTATCACTCACTGTTATCTACCCTTCGTAGGTTTCTTTTGTTTAGACCTTTTTTCCTGTTGCTCATAATAGTTTTGTAGGAAAATGGAATCCAGAGCCGGGATAGCCTGTAATAAGAATTCAGCATCATCCGGCACTACGCGAGACAATTCTGCGTATGACCAAATGTCGTGAATAGTAATGGGCTGCGGTCCGATTTGACCTGTCTGGCGCTGACGATTGAGCACATCAAATGCTCGCCAAGCCCATTCTGAAGTAGCTAGAAGTATCGGCTCTTTTTCAAGAGTTTTGGACTTCGAAATCTTGCCTTCTTCCTGAAGCTTTTTAAGCCACCCCGCTTGCCTAGAAGACGGGCGGAGTGACCACTTTAGGAATTCAGTTAGTTTCCCAATGTTTCTTCATCGGAAGACTTTTTGTAAGTTGCCGCTGCCATTGAAAGCTGAACAATTTCAGTCTTCAACTCTTTCATGTCTTCAGAACCGAAGACTTCCATAGCGATTTCAGGGGTATATGGGACTACAGCGTCAGTGCCTTCAGCAGACTTTTCAGTGAAGGTTTCACCACGCCAATCGGCAACAATACCGTAAGCGATTTGCTTGTTCAGAATCTCTTCCGCAGCTTCATCACTCAACTTATTGCGATTGATATCTTGCTGGTATTTCTTGGAAGCTTCTTCACGTGCTTTTTGCGCCTTCTTTGAAGACAGGCGGCGAATTTTCAACTCGAACCCATCGAACTGGCACCATTTGCCATCTTCTTCAAGGCCAAGGTCAACAGCATATTTTGCTGCTAATTTATCTTTGATACTCATAGTCGGTTCCTTCGGGTAGAGGGCGAGGGGCAGCGACCCGACAACGCCACCCCTCTAACTGTTTATCCATAAATATGTCGGTATGAAAAGGGAGCTAAGCTCCCTCTCCTTATTCTGGTTTAATGCTAGAGAAGCGATCAACTTGAAGCATGCACGCAGTAGCTGCGTCACGGAATGCAGTCCATTCCATTTCTTCAGTGATATCTTCATCGATACCTGTAGGTGATACAGGGTCAGACGTGATCTTAACAGCAGGGACCGTGAATACATAGTGATTGAAATCAAGATCAGTAAAGTCAAAACCAAGTGAGATTGTATCGTGGTTGATAAAGTGACTATACAATTCGAGGGTCTCGAAGTATGCAGTCATTGTGCCTGTTAGATTGAAACGACCAGTACCAATTCCGCGAGGGAACTTAGAACCAACAGCCATCTGGTTACGCAAAGTCGCGTCGCCTTCTAGCGTGATGGACTGAACCGCAGAAGCCAAGATCGAACCGTTTTTGGTGATATCACCAACGTTGGTCGTGGCGTTCATTACTTCAGTGGCTGTTGTCGTAAACAATGTGTAAGAACCAGCATCACCAATAACTTCAGCAGAAGCAGGTGTTGTTTCTTTACCATTGAACGCCATCGTTCCGGTAACAATCGCACCGGTTGAAACGTCCATTGAGAAAGTACCAACGCGCATGCCGGTCATTAGGAAGTGCTTATCAACATCGTTGAAAGAGGTTTCCAAAGAGAATGACTGTGCAGTGATATCTGCAAGGTCACCCGGATTGCGCAACATTGAAGCTTTAACCGAGGTTACGCCCGGTGCAGCTACAGTTGGTGGTGGTGGTGTTACAGTCAAAACGTCGTCAGCAGCATTCACAATCGTGAATACACCACGTGCACCTGCGGCTGAAGCGGCTGCGGCAGTACCAACAGCTATTTCAGTGTTACCATCGACAACTTCAGTCACGTCAGCAAGAGTGCTATTTGACAAGAAGAACAATGTAACGACACCGACAGCAGGAACAGCTTTAACATTCAAGCGACCAGCGACACGTTCAGCATTCACAGCATTTGCAAACGACAAAGCAGTATCAGTAGCAGTACCACCAGTTGTATAATCAACACCGGCAACCAAAGCAACGATTTCTGTTCCATCAGTAATTGACAAACTATCAGCATCTGCGCCGGTACCTGTCCAAGTGACTGTGTTGTTACGGAAAGTAACATCACTTACTGGTGTGTCCAAATAGATTTTCTGACCTGCAACAAGTTGACCAGCAGCAATGGCAGAAGCAAAAGCGTTACCACTGTTTGAGTCGATCGTAGCAGCACCAGCGGTACCAAGGCGTAGAGCCGAGCTATTAAGGACGGTAACGTCGTTCGCATCCATAATTTTTGTATAAGCTGTACCAGCTTCGGCAACAAGGTCTGTTTCAGTAATAGTCACAGTCGTTACACCTGCACCAAATGCAACTGAAGCGATTGTGTTATAACCGTTGTTGGTGGCTCCAATGAAGCCTTCAGTTTTAATGTAGCGACCTGCGGTAAAGTAGTCTGTATAATCTCCGCCAGAAATGGCGATAGCTGATACACCAGTTATAGAAACTGTGTTACCCTTCCAAAAGTCGAAAGACATTGGGCGCGACCATGCGCCAAGTACGAACGCCTGTAAAAAGTCATCATGTGACCCGGCGCTAAATTCAAAGTTGATATCGCCTTCAGTCATAGCTGAAACTTCGATCACCGAGCTAACCATACGGTCAGCGCGAAGCTCGTCGGAAACAACAGTTTCCTTGCTTGCAACTAGGGAAGAAGAAGTGAAGCGTAGCTCTCGCACGTTACCACTAGCAGGGGTTACACCCCAATCAGCGGTGTCTTCTGCGATAAAGCGAATGCTGGCGCGGTTGGAATCCGCAAATCCGGCTGTGGGCATAGGTCTCTCCGACAGGTTTGGTTTCGATTAAAGGGCAATCCTATCGCCAGAACCTCCGGCGGGATAGTAAAAATCCGAATAACGCAAATTCTACCTTGTTATGGAGCAAAGGTCAAAGGATTAGCGAGTGGCTCATACTTTATATTTTTAGGTCGATTTGATATGATATTGAAATAACCAGACGGTCTCTCCCGTTCCGCATGCCCATATATTTGAATTCAGGTTCATCCATTATGGCGTAACCACCATCCGATAGGTTGTAACTGACAGCCGCAAAGAAGTCACCAATGAATTCTGCAATCTCGTCGCGTAGACCGGTTCCAGTATCTTTTGGGGTTAATACGTCAACCTGAAATATACCAATGCTGCGAAGATGCGTTCGACCTACAGTCGATGGCATTCTCTTGCCTTCTAACATACAAGGGGCAACCAGCACCATTTCAGTTGCCTTTTCCAGATCGACATTTTGCCAGTTTATTTCAACATCACCCGGATAGTTGGCTGTCATTTGAGCTAGTAACCGGGTTTCTAATTCTCTGCGCAAGAGTTTGTGAGACATTGTTAGCGCCTTTTCATAATTACTTCGAGTTCTTTCATCGATATGCGAGCCATACCAGCGGGTGACCTAGATCGTTCCGCCGTAGGAAGCATACCATATTCCAATTCATCAATTTTACCATAGTTGTTTGATAGCCAGAATGTTTGAAACGGATTCTTTAGACTTAGACGTGCAAGTGACGCATCGGCATCAGCCTGTGCAATTCCGCGTCTTGGTTCCGTACCTAGTGCCATTGAGCTTGTGGCGCCCGGTGCCGGACCGCCGGGGTCCCCCAATTCACCGGATGCCGGGGTACCCGCCGACCATTGCCAGTTCCTAAGAGCTGTACCAGTATAAACCGGTGTGCGATCTGTAACGGCTGTGTGTAGATAGGTAATTGCAATATTGATTTCTTTACGCAGCAATTCGGCTGGCTTCTGCTTATGTATTTGCATGCCAGCGATAACATCGTTGATATTATCTGAAAAGCTGATTGACATTATCTCTTCCGTAAATGTAGTATTGCAACAGAATCACCGGGGACAGACACTGCTTTCTTAACGTCCCACTTTGTTCCGTCTGGATGGATTACGATATCGTTATCGTTCACCACAAAGTTATATGGTAGGCGCGGGAATATCATTTTCTGATCGACAGACCCATCGATCTGTGGGTCGCGCTCCATTTCACGTTGAGTGAATTGAGCAAATACACTTTTAGCAATCACAATGTTTGCGGTGTCGGGGCGTGACACAGTGCCCGTCGCCGGGTCGTAAGCGGTATCGCCTTCAGTGACATAGGTTGCGTTCAACACTGGTAAATCATCCAGAATATCAAACGCGTCTTTAACCAGACTTGCTATGAGATTTTCAAGTGCCATTACGACCTCGCCACTCTTCCGAATGTTATTCCTGATGGATTGTCAATTGCGCCTAATCCGCGCAGCAATAAAATCACATCAGTTGGGATTGTCATTTGCTTGTATTTAGCATCCAGATACAATTCAACAACATCAACGCGGATACGTTCAATGCCTTCGCGTGAGCCGGGCGCAGAGCGATCATCGTTTATGAGGAAGCGAGCCATTTCAGATACGGCTGATTTCAAGCGTGGAGGGATTTCTGTGGAAAGGATTGCATGACCTTCGTGGTCGAGAACACCTTCGCGAGGCCAAGACAGCATCAGGTCATTGTCAACCTTTGTGCCTTTCCATTTTACGCGGATATCAATATACCGGGTCGCCCATACAAGCAACGCGTCTTTTTGAGCATCGGTCAAGCCAGCCCAATCAGCATTCGCGAAAGCATTTGCTTCGATATAAGCATCAGCTTCCGCGATTGTGACATATGAGTTAGCTCCGGTTACACCGGTTCCATCTTCTATGAGTAATGTGACAGCCATTTAATTATCCCGCGATTATACGATTAGATGGTTATTGTCACATGCGAGCGACTATAAGTCAAAGATTATCGTTAGCGGTCCACTTAGAAAATGCTTCAACCCACTCACGTGCGTGTTCAGATCGAACGACGTCTTCAGGTAGGAATTCAATTATATCAGCATCAATATCATATTTTTCGATGATATCCAAGATAGCAACCAGCCCACTGTCGTCAATATCGCTTTGAACAGGGTCCCCGGTTACGACGTAGGTTGTGTCCTCGCCTTTACGTGTCAAGAACAAGCGCAAGTCAGCGAACGTACAGTTCTGCGCTTCGTCAAGAATAACAAAGGCATCTTTGAATGTGCGTCCACGCATATGCTCAAATGATAGAAATTCAATATCACCCGCGCCCATAAGACGTTCAAGCTCTGCCGCCGACACTTCGTCCTTGAATGCATCCATCATAGGGACCAACCACGGCGCAAGCTTCTGCTCAAGCTTACCGGGCAAGAAACCTTGCTGGTGTCGCTTTGGTGCAGTAGTTGGACGTGCAATAAGTATCTTTGATATTTCTTGTGATTTTAGTTTTTGAATTGCGATCTTGCATGACAACCATGTTTTACCGGTGCCAGCTTCTCCTATAGCGAAGATTTGTGTCGCATTTTTGAGGCTATCAATCAGGTCTGATTGACGTGCGTTTAGAGGTCGAATTATGCTTGGTTGGTATCGGACTTTTGAACTACTTTTTTGCTGCCTTCTCTTCAGCCTTTTGAGAGCCTTTTGGCTCATTGGTGGTTGGTGTTGTTCGTTCGGGTTACCAAGTGGTCCTTGAAGCATGTGCACTCCTTATTGACCTTTGCTTACCAAAAATTGGTAGGCTTCATTTCATACTGCGTGCCCTGTCTAAGAGTATCGCAACGTCTTTTGTGATCGCTTGTAAAGTAGCGGTAGTTCCAGATACCTCACGCCGTACTTCGTGCAGTTCGTTGATTGCACTTTCCAGCATTAAAAGGTCCAACGGATGCAATCGCACACTGGACATAACAACTAAGTCTGAAGTAGGTTTATTTTTGTCTGTTTTCGATTTACCGTGGAGCCACCAAGCTGCCACGGCTGCACTAATAGCTGTCGTGAAGCCAACTATGTGTTCAGGCTCCCACGTGATCAGCCATTCCATCATTTTTCATTCTCACACTTTGGCAGATATATTCACTGCTGTCCACAAGTTGCAAATACTTAGTGGCAAATAAATTGAAATCGCCAGCAAGGCGGGTGGTGTTACATACGAAAATAGGACAGTCAACATCGCAAAGAACGATGCGGCATAGATAGCCCCAATGCATCGAAGAATAGGGGAACGACGCCAGTTTCCGTTGATCATAACGCCAGCTATTTGAAAAGTACCGGCAAGGACGCAAGTGATACCCCACATAGGTATGGACATTACTTCTAAAAAAGAATTATATATCGAGCTACTCATTGATGCAGGTATTATCAAAATCATCAAACCACGAGATAAGATGATTACACCAATCAATAATTCCATAGCGCGGGTATCCAAAGCCCACAACCACTTGATTAAAAATATAAAGAAATTGCCACGAGGTAAGGCTG